CATTGCACTTTGTCTTATACTTTCTATATTCTGTTTTTCTAATCCACCTACTGCCGGCACTGAATTATTAACAGCAACAGTACTTTTAACAAACGTCGTATCTACACCGGTGTAATTAATATTGTCATTATATGATATGGTATCAATTTTATTTATTGAGTTAACAACAACATTATCTTTTATTCCGCCGCCGACTGTATATGTGATAGTTAATGTGATATTATCTGGTGCTAATCCATATGTACGAGTCTTTAAAAAATTGGTAGGATCGACATTAGTGGTAGTAGTTCTAGTTAAATATTCTAATCCCATTCCTACATTTTTTGGATTTGGAATTAGCTCTTCATCTGCATCAGAACTTATTCCAGAGCCAAATATCAATTCTGTTTTATTGTCATCTCTTAATCTCGTTATGAATCGTCTCGGCGTTCTTTTCAATTTTAATATGTAAGGCACAGTCGACTTATATTCAGCTAATTTTTCATCATTAAATTTAATATTCAATGTATCTTCAAATATAGTATCTTGTGCCAAATAATCTACTTCATGCCAAGTGTTTCCTCTATTATCTACTACCGATACAATATCTATCAAATTGTTATTTGGTAATGTAATTTTATCATATGCTTTAGGGTCACCGAACGAGAATGTAGATGTAATAATTTCTCCGGATTGTACCGGTACTTGTTTTTTCAATAAATAATATTGTATATTGCCATTGGAATCTAATTCATATACAGATATATCTAAAGGATCATTAGCTGTATTAACATTAAAATCTACAGCTTCTAATGTTCTAAATAAAGTATTATTGCCGCCTACTAATTTAGCACCAGCATCAACATTTAATGCATATCGATAATCAGGTAAAGAATTAGTACCAGATCCTATAGATGGCACTAATTGAAATATATCTACCATACAATTAGATGGCGAATTTAATTTTGATTTAAAACCAAATAACTGAGCCATCTGTAGTACATTACTATCTTCTTGTGCACTACTCAATAAACTTTCTCTAAAGGATTGATCTGAATAAAATGAAAGAACATCGCCTACATATGATGCCATTTCTATAAACATCATTCCAGGCGATGTTTCATTAAAATCCGAATATGTATCCGGGAAATAATTTTTTGCAAAGTTTATTAGATTTTGTCTAAATTGCCCAAAATCTTTATTTAAATATTTTACGTCTTTTTTTACTAATTCCATTAATATGCTCCTCCGGTAGCAATTGGCGCTAATTGTAATTCTACTTCAGGCGTACCTCCATCTTGTACTACTATAGATTCTGGAGATGCGAAAATTACTATTTCTTGATTCGATCCATTCTCAGTAACACTAAATGATAACCTAATGGCTATTTGTTGATTATCAATATTTCTTACAATTTTCAATTCATTTATTTTTATATATGGCAACCATTTTTCAATATCAGCCGTTACTGTTTCTTGCAATTGTAATTCTAAATCAATTGTATTATTTTCAAATAATGCTGATTGAATGTTAGTTCCGAAGTCCGGTAAAAAATATCGTTCACCTTTTCTAGTAAGTATTAAATTTTTCAAATTACTTAATGCCTGTTCTTCCGTTGTATAAGAAGATACAAATACACCTTTGCCGGAACTCGGATTTGAATTATAAGTAGATTGTAAAGATCTAGAGCCTCCGGCTGATTTATTTAAAGGTAATAATATGCCTAATGGTTTGTCTGGCGTATCATTAAATGGTTGATATTGAAATACTTGTCTTGCCAATTATCGTTTTCCTTTTCTCTTGTCAATTGCTTTCATTAATTGAGAATAATCTTTTGTCATTGCATTAACAACAGTAGCAACATTTTTATTACTAGTATCTGCTGGTTTGCCTTGTATATCTGTGACTGGTGGAATATTAGGTTGTCTAAATGATTCTGCCATTTCACTTTTAAAATTTGCCATTGATGGATAATTTTCTTGTGTATTACCACTACTATTAAATCCAGATGTTTCATTTAGTATGTCATTCAATATATTATCTTTCACATACTTCTTGGATGGTTTAGAAGGTGTATTAGATACCATATTAGATAGATCTATACCATGTGTTATTGCCTTTGAATGATCTGTCTTTCTTTCGGTCAATACAGATCTTAACTCTTTACGTACAACAGATTGTACTTCTTCTCTTATAACTTTACGTAATAATTTTACGAATAATTCTGATTTCATTATTTATCCTTTTTTATAAATATCATTGTATACTAATTCAGTTATGTTATTCCGTTAAATACTACAATAGTAAATGGTGGTACTGAACCTGGTGGTAGTAATCCGATATAAATTCCTATAATCGTTGATAAGTGATTACTAAATGCTTTTGTTAAATTGGTTGCTGTGGCTTGTGGACTAAAACTTTTGGTCATAGCAAAATGTAAATCTTTAGCTAGTAATAATGGATTGCCGGGAAATAACACAATAGGACTAGGTAATATTACAACTGGATCATTAACTACTGCCTGACTAACTATTCTAGAATATAAAGATTTAGTATCGCCATCTGTAGTGCCTAATGCTGCTAGAAGTGGTGCTGCATCATCTGGTAACGCTGATTTGAATTCGTCGTCCGAAAGAAATGTACCTGCAATTACCGGTGCTACACATGGCGGCGGAGCAGGCAATGGACTAATTAATACGCCAATCCCGGGAGTCCAATATTTTATAAATCCTAATGCTGCTGGAAGAAAATCTTTTACTGTCAATGTATCTGTCGCAACTTTGCTAGCATTTAGTACTTTCTCCATGGCATCTCGTAAAATTTTTTGACGAACAATGCCATTAAGTACCGGCTGCGGAACTGGTCCTGTCGAGTAATTAACTGTTATTGGTGTAGTAGCTACTGTATATGCACCTGCTATCATTTTTATAAACTGGTCTTGAGACAGTGTTCCTTTAGTTAAAAATTGAGATACTGTATTTTCGAATGTGGGCCAAAGTGCTGGCATCTACTGCCTCATCTGTGTTAGTTTGGTTTTTATCTTTGTTGCGCCTGCTAACAAAGTAGGATTACCGGAAGTCGGTCCAACACCAGTTAAATAATTTGATTCAGCTCGAGCTGTTTTCATTACTTCTTCTAGAAATTCGTCAAACAAATCAAAAAACTGATTCATATCCATTGCCCATGATGGAGTAGCAATATTAACTGATTGAGCTCCAGATAATAAGATATGATCTTCCTTAGCATTAAATAATAATCTATCTGCAGATATTATTGCTTGTGCTCCGGAATAATTTTTTATACTACTATTTGAAATGCCCTTTCCTAATTTTGTCTGTGATGAATCAATATTAATTTTTTGATCAAATGTCAAATACATTAACGATTTATCTGTTTTAGGATCTTCTATAGTTAACTTTTTACCTATTTGTTTATAACCATTAGTTAACATTAGAATGGGACTTAGAACTTCGCCACCTTCCCATGGTGCTGTTTTATTTTCATACGTAATATTTTCTTGATCTTTTATATTATTTGAAGAAAATCGAATCGAAGATCCAAATCTAGAATAAAATATTTTATCGCCTTCATATGATTGCAATCTAGATATATCTGTATTATCATCAATTATTTTAGGCTTTTTCTTTTGCATACCTTTTTCATTAGTAGGTACAGTTGGAGGCGATGATGATTGTATACCAAATAATTTATTTTCATTAACTCTATCATATATGTTTAATATTTGAGTATAGTAATATTGATGTTTTTGAAAGTATGGATCTGCATTTTTATCTAGCAACTGAATAATTAATACATATTCGCCCACCAAAGGAATTTCAGTAATATGAGGATCTAATGGCATCGCCATCTCTACCGTTCTAGCTTTACTTCGCATATTAAATCGTTTAAATTTAATTGCTCCCTGAGGAAATGGGAGTTGCGTTTTCTTACTCTCAGTCTCTTTAAATGAGATCTGATTGTTTACTACTTCCGCTGCCAGAAACGTCGCCATGAGTATCCTTTTCTTGTGATTTTTTTATTATTTTTATTTCATTTTCAGCTTCTTCTAGAAGTCGACTACGTTCTTCATCAGTCATTCCAAATTCATTGCCATCTTCATCTTTACTAGTCGCTGAAATTATACGCTGAACTACTGCAGCTAATTTAACTAATGCATCATCATTTTTTACTGACACTTCTAGATAATCTTTTAGTATAGGAGCTATAATAGTAGCATCGCCTACATTTTTAATATGTGGTTTAAGATCTTGTATTAAAGAATCTATCTGTCTAGATTTTTTTTTGGAGTTATGGTATACATCTTTCATGAGATCTGAAAATGTAGTACCTGCAAATAATTCATATTCATTCATACGATCCTTTTAAATAAATATAAAAGATTAATATTATGAATGAAGCCTACCGGATTGTTGATAAGATATTAACATCTTTGCAAAATCTCTTCTCATAATATTAATTACTTTAGTAATATTTTGAGTCTTTAATCCTGTTCTTTCACGTATTAAAATATAAATTGCTTTCTTGTTAAAGTTTTCTATATTATCAGCCATTCTAAATAATTCAACAACTGTATCTGCTACCAATATATCTCTTTTATTAGTAAAGATCATATTTAAATTGGTATCATACCAATCACACCATAATTTACAAAAATCTCTTAAAGACTCTTGATAACTAGTCATTGACATTTCATTTACTACATCACGATGCTCATCAATTTCTATTGTATCTGCACGTCTTTTAAATTTTACATAGTTTGAATTATTTTGTATGATGAGATAATTCTTAGCAATAATAGAAAAATATGAAAATGCCTTTCCTTTACCTTCGGTAAATTTATTTATTTTTTCATTTAAAAATGCTACAACTTCACATTTAATATCTTCATATGGAACATCAAAGTAACTAAACTTAAATGTATGATATATATTTTCTACCAACTTATTAAATGGATAATCGATATATTCTCTATAAATTTTATTACGTAGATCAATATCACCACCTTCTTCTTTATTATATGCTACAATTGCTTCTTGTGTAATATAAGTAAAGTATTGTTTTTTACTAGGCTTACGGCCCCTTCTAGCACGAGGAGGTAATGTTTCTTCAACCTTTACCCATTTATAAAATTCTTCTATTGCGTTCATTAAAATCTTTGATTTAGTTTTTCTACTATATTAGTTATTTCCTTAAATACATATCCTGTCTCATCATCAGCCTCAAACGATCCTAATCTATCTATTTGTTTTAAATGTGAATTAGATTTATTTACTTGTATTTTTATATCTTTAAAGAATTGATAAAAATCTGTATTAGATGTTTCTAGTTCTTCAATATAATCTTCATTTGCTTCTATCTTACGTGTTAAATTAATAATAAATAAAATAGAACTTACTAATAATATTGATAAGATGATAATTGTAATTTCCATATTAATCTCCAAATAATTCTCCGAATAATTTAGATGCATCTACTTTGCTAGCAGCTTCGGATAATTTGCTAGGTTTCTTTTTAGGTGTAGATACAGTAGGTTCATCTTTTGCCCACATTTCATATTCTATTCTAGCTGCCATTAAATCAGCTTGATGCATTACATATGGTAAATTAGTTCTTAATTTAGATTCCTTCATTCTAGAAATAAAATATGCTTTGTTACTTTCATCATATAATCCATCTGTACATTTAATACCTACCATTTCATTAAACGATATTTTTATATCATGATGTTGTAATAACCATACTGATAAGTCATTAACTAATGCAAATGGATTATTAGGATTTACTTTAAATATCTTTCCTTGATTTTTTCTATGCCATTCTGAATCATTATGTATATAAACTTCATTTCCATCGCCTGGAAATCCTATCTTTCCTAGATCATGATTTAATGCAACAAATACTAATTCTTCTCTAGTATATCCACTCATGTCTGCACCGCTAGCGGCCCATAATTTATATACTTCTTTAGCATTTCTAATAACCCGTAAGACGTGATCTACATAACCTCCTATGAACGCATTATGATAATGATCGACACTAGATGCCGGCGCTATACTTATACGATCCTCATACTTATTATAAAGAGATAATAACTTTTCTTTCCTATCTCCGGAGAATTCTGTTTCAATTACTGTTAATAAACTATTCCAATTATTTGATATTTCTTCTGCTTTTAAACTCATAACTTTATATTATTTGATCTACTACACCATATTCTACTAACTGATCTGCTGTTAAGAAAAAATCTGTTTTCATCATTTCTTTCCACCAATTAGCATCTTTCTTTGTTTTACTTTCTAACAAATCATATATTGTAGTTTCTATTGTTTTTATATTATCAACATATGCTGATATATCTCCCATCTTACCACCTATAAAACTAGATGATTGATGGAACATCACTGACGAACGTTTACTTATCATTCTTGTGCCTGTACCATGAGTTAATATAACTGCCGCGGCCGAAAATGCTTTACCTCTACATATAGTATTAATCTTAACAGAGAGTGTTTCAATATAATCAATAAGTCCTAACATATCATATACATCTCCGCCATCGGAGTTAATTATAACATTTATAGGATCATCTTTTGTTTTTGCATCACGGCTAGAAATTATAGATCTTACTTTAATCATAAAATCGACCATCGAATCATTTGTTATATCACCATTTAGATAAATAACAGAATCATCATAATCAACTAAATTAGATAATATATCTGATAGTTTTGTATATGGACTATCTAGATTATCGTCTTTATCGTCCTTTTTATTTACAGCCTTTGGCTTTTCTTCATATAAACTCATGATTAAATATAATAACTTTTTATCGTAAAGGCAAAGATTATATTAGCTTTTTTAATTGACGTTCAATTTTACGTAAAGAAGATTGATTTGATCTTATATCTTTTTTAAGTTTTGCTTTACCTAACTCCCCACGTATAAATACCATCTGTTCTGCTAACTTATTTTTTAAAGTTTGTTTTTCTTGTTTAGATAATTTTTTCTTAGGCTCTGGCTTAGGTGTAGGAGGCAATGTTCCTTTTAATTTAGGCTGTTCTACACCTTTATGAAATACAGTGCCATCAACATGTACAAATTCTTTCATAAACTGCCATCCCCTAATTCTACCTTTAGATATATATCCTTTAGATATTTCTGGTGGAGCTGTTATATTTCGTACACAACTACTACATAACACTGCTATACTAGTATTACCTACTAGTTCATAGTTTGTGCATGGCGTGCCTTTATAATATTTATTTTCTGTATTGCTATTACGACATATCATAAATTTTTGTCCGTCGCGTGTAACTGTTTTATATTTTATTTTTTCTTTTTTCATGACCAATATGCATTTGATGCTCGTTCTTGTTTTGCCGGTTCACTTTGAATAGGCATTTTATTTTCTTCGTTGTATATATTTTCTTGTTCTATAGAACCTGAATCATAATGTAATCCATCATTGCCATTTTGTCCTATAATGTTCATTCTTTGTTCAGACTCTTCTTCATACGCATCACTAGGATGAGGTGGCCTAAAGTGATCTTTATGATCTTCTATTGGAGTTTTAGAATCGTTTTGTACTATACTAAATGCTTTATTTGCTGATATTAATAGCAATATTGCTAATGGGTCGAATACAAATATAAATGCTAATACAAAATAATTAACTATATTATCCATTGGTATATTACTTATATTTGAAATATATTTTAGAGGACCTACTTCTGAAGTTACTTCTGAATTAGTATTAATATCTAACACTTGTAAATCTAAATTAGTTATAGAATCAGACAATGACTCTATTTTTAAAGAAACGTCATTACGTTGTAATTTAAAATCATTAAGTTGTCCTTGCAATACTTTTCTAGTTTTACTTGATGTCGATGTTATTATTTGTCCGGATTCTTTGTCTCGCCATTGTATTTTATTATTGGATAATCCTTTTGTCAATTCAGATATTGAATTAGCTAATTGATTTTTTTCTGCAGAATAACTATTTAATTGTTCTTGAAATCTATTTTTCTTCATTTCAATAATATTAACTTGTTTATCTAATACTATTAATTCATCAGATGTTGTTTGATATGCAGATGTTAAAAATCCATATATACCTAAAGAAGTTATCATCATTAATATAATAACTGCTGATGTAAGGTATGTCTTTAATAATACACTTATCTTATTCCAAAATCGATGTAAAAATGTAGCCGTAACTAATTTAGAAATTTCTAGTGCAGATGCCATAATAATTACAGCAGTAGCTTTTGCTGAAAACAATTTACTTAATCCAAATACACTATAATATGCTGCAATGCCGGCTAATGATAATGCAGCTATTAATACTATATATGGAAAAGTTTTTTTCATTCATTAACTAATAGTTACTCTGTCAAATACAAATTTCAATTTTCTTCTTATCTCTGTTAATCTACGAACTGCTTCATTTGTATCAACTGCTTGCTTTCCAGCTAGATCAACTAATATAAATATCATATTATCAATTTCATCCAGTTCTCTTAAAACGTTATCTTTATCTTTCATAACTTATCTTTCTTTTTTTTTTTGTATAAATATCACGATACTTGAATACTGCCAACTCTTTGGCTTTAGCCTCTAATACAACATCTATACGATGTCCGTAATTTTCTATAGGGTCTAATACGTAATCAGCATGCGCTTGTTCTCTTATCTTGGAGAATTCTTTTTTGTATTTTGCAAACGTCGGCCATTCATCTATCTGATCCCATTCTATATTATGTTTACTACATACCTCTGCTAAATAAGCTTTTTTCTCGATACGCCTAGATTCAGAATAATGACAACACTGCACAACATCGCTAGGCCAAGTACTGCCTGCCATCTCTAATGCTTCACGTTCTGTTAATTCATCAGTATGAAATGTATGATGAAAATAATCAAATGTGATAGGAATGCCTATCTTCTGATGAAATAGTTCATATAATTGTTTAACACTATATAGGCTAGGCTTATCATCATTCTCTACAACTAATCTGGCTTTACATTCATCAGACAATCGATTGTAACCATTGATCCAACGTTTAGCAGTCGACTCTCTATCGCCATACGCACCAGCAATATGTATATTAATTTTGTTATCATATGAAGGTGTATATCCTAATAAATCAAATAACTGAGAATGTCGCTCTAAACTCACTATCGATCGATCTACAACATCCATTGTCGGTGAACCTAATACATGAAATGGTCCTGGATGTGTAGTTAAACGATGATTATGTTCTCTAGCATAATCACCGGCTTTACCTAATGCATCACATATCTCTTCATAATCTGGTAACTGATCTAATTCATAATGATCATGCCATGGAAATAGTTCAGAACCAATACGAAATAATCGTATCTTGTTCTCTTCATTCCATTGTAAATAGTGAAGTAAGTCTTTAGCATTGGCTAATGCTCGTTCACTAAGTACTGATAAATTATCTGGATACCATGTTGCTTTTCTTGCTGTTCTAGAGGTAGTAACTTTACCTCCGTATTTTTTAGGTCTACTAGTAAGTGTCATATTGACACATGCGTAGCCTATTCTTACTTTATCTTCCATATCTAAATATAAGTATAATATCTCGTAAAGGCAAATTATTCTGCAACTATTTCTACATCATCTATACTATCACATAGATAATATATACCATCTTTTTTTAGTATAGTGTTGACCATAAAATATTCCTTAAGCTCATCTGAACTAACGTTAGACGGTAATGTTGATTCCTTAAGTGTTCGTTTAAGAACGTATCGTTGTCTATTAAATTCTAAGTGTTTAAACCAATAACTCATAATGAAAGACTGCGGGTCAATTTAATTTATTTTATTGTAACTGTTTTAGGTTTATTATCTTCTGTAAGCGGTGCATGCAAATGTAATAATCCATTTTGTAACTTTGCTTCTAATAATGAAAGATCAAATCTTCTAGAGATTCTCCATCCAAAATTAAATGCTCTTTTTGCTATATTACGTTGAATATATTGAGACCCATCATTGTTATTAGTGTCCTTCTTATATTCAACTCTTAAGATATCTCCTTCTATAGTAAGATCGATATCCTTTTTTGTTAAGCCGACACATGCAATGTCAATATTGAGGCCATCATTGGCTTCATATATATCTACTGGATGATTGACTCTGATTTGGTTGAAAGGTTCATATTCTCCTTCTTGATCGAAAAAGTTTCTGAATAAAATGTCGAATGGCGATGTGCCGAATTGTGTTAGTGTTCCCATAATTAATCTCCTTAAATGATTATTTTTTTATTAAACTTTAGTTTTAATGCAATTAAACGACCCGCAGTGTCTTTCAATTACTTATATAAATATACTAATTCTCGCAAATAGGCATACTTAATTTTATTATAGAAAATGCTTTAAAATATTTATAGATGTCTAAACTAGTTTTTATTACATCATGGTCACGCGTCAATATATGTCCATCTAACCAAATATTTTTTATACATTTATTAATAACAGATAAACTCTCACTATTAAATGTAATTACATCATCATAAGTCGTTATACAAAGTCTATGTCCGGATACTAATACATCTTGTACATGCGCCATTCCCATAGACTCTTGTTTCATATCTTCGATCTTAGCAATTTGTTTTAGCATTGCCCCTCGAGGGCCTAGTGCTGCTGTATCATGAAGATATTCTATTTTATTGGGCTCATCTAATAATATAAATAAATCGAAATCATCTTCCATTATTTCAAGCTCATCAAATTTCATATCAGTTCTTCTATATCAAATAATTTTTTAAAA